TCACAATTAGACTACTTAGATTTATATAAAAAACTTACTGTTAAAAACCAAGAGAGTTTTAAACTAGATCATATTGCAGAGGTTGAACTTGGTAAAAAGAAAGATGATAACCCATATGAAACATTTAAAGAATGGTACACTAAAGATTATCAATCGTTTGTTGATTATAATATCCAAGACGTTGAACTAGTTGATCAATTAGAACAGAAACTTAAACTAATCGAATTATGTATTACCATGGCATACAATGCCAAAGTGAATTATGAAGATATCTTTTCACAAGTACGAACATGGGATTGTTTAATTTATAACTATCTTCGAAAGAAAAACATACCCGTACCATTAAAGAAAGATAGTGATTCACAAGATTTAGTTGGTGCCTATGTAAAAGATCCTGAAGTTGGATTACATGAATGGGTTGTATCATTTGACTTGAACTCTCTATATCCACACCTGATTATGCAATATAATATCTCACCCGAAACGATTGTCAATTCTAAAAATGATTTAGACATTGATAAGTTATTAATAAAGAAATATAATCTATCAAAACTTAAAGATAAGAACATTGCAGTTGCGGCTAATGGTACAATGTATCGAACAGATGCACAAGGTTTCTTACCAGAAATTATACAAAAAGAATATGATGATCGTGTCAAATATAAAAAGTTAATGATTCAGGCACAACAAGAATATCAAAAGACAAAGAATAAAAAGTTACTTGATGACATTGCTAAATATCATATCATACAATTTTCAAAAAAGATTTCATTGAACTCAGCTTATGGTGCGATTGGTAATCAATATTTCAGACATTACGATCATCGAATGGCAGAGGCAATTACGACATCTGGTCAATTATCAATTCGTTGGATTGAAAAAAAGATGAATGAGTATTTAAATAAACTGATTAAAACTGATAACAAAGATTACATTATTGCTTCAGATACAGATTCAATTTATATTAATATGTCTGGTCTTGTTGATAAGATTGGTAAAAACTTAGACACAATCAAAGTGGTCAAGGCACTAGATAAGTTTTGTGAAGAAAAGATTGAACCTTATATTGATAGTTGTTACCAAGAATTGGCAGACTATATGAATGCCTTTGATCAAAAGATGCAGATGAAAAGAGAAGTAATTGCAGACAAAGGCATTTGGACTGCCAAGAAAAGATACATTCTCAATGTTCATAACTCAGAGGGTGTTCAATATGCAGAACCACAATTAAAGATCATGGGTATTGAAGCAGTCAAAACATCAACACCACAAGTGTGTCGTTCAAAGATTAAAGAAGCACTAAAGATTATTATGACCCAATCAGAAAAAGAATTACGAGAGTTTGTTAATACATTTCGAACTGAGTTTGAACATCTATCACCAGAACAGATTGCATTTCCTAGATCGGTTAAAGGTTTAAAGAAGTATGCAGATCCTAATTCTATCTTTCGTAAATCAACACCAATGCATGTCAAAGGTGCTCTCATCTATAATCATATACTTAAAGAAAAACGATTACAAACAAGATTCTCTTACATCAACGAAGGTGATAAAATTAAATATGTTCTATTGAGAAAACCAAATTCACATCAAACAAATGTTATATCGTTTATGACAAAGTTACCATCACAGTTTAACTTTCATCCTTTGATTGACTATGATCAACAGTTTCAGAAATCATTCTTTGAACCATTACGATTTATCTTAGATGCAATTAAGTGGAAAGTAGATGCCAGTGGTATGAATACCATAGAAAGTTTTTTTGCCTAATGTACAAACCATATTTACTTAAAGATGTTCATAACGCATCTAATCAAAACAAGTTTAATGTTATTTCTACCTTTGCAGGTGGTGGTGGTTCTTCTACGGGTTATCGATTAGCAGGTGGTAAGATTTTATGTGTAAATGAATTTGTTGAAGAAGCACAAAATACATATAAACAGAATTATCCAGACACTCCAATAATCCCTGGCGACATCAAACAGTTAAAAGGTAGTGATTTTTTAGATATTGCAGGAACAATAGACATTGACATACTAGACGGGTCTCCTCCTTGCTCAGCGTTCTCTGTGGCCGGTAAATTAAGTCATTCTACGGGTGGAAAACATTCAGATGGTTGGGGACAGACAAAGAAATACTCTGATGGTAAGATGGTTGAGAATATTGAAGATTTGTTTTTTGAATTTCTAAGAGTGGCAAATGATATTCAACCAAAAGTGATTGTTGCAGAAAATGTTGCCGGATTGACAATAGGAGAAGCGAAACAATATTATAATAAGATATTAAATGAATTTGAAAAGATCGGTTATGAAGTATCATCACAAGTTTTAGATTCACGTTATTATGGCGTATCTCAAACAAGATCACGTGTTATCTTTATTGGTGTAAGAAGTGATATTGCAGAAAAAGTTGGATTAAACTTTATGAATATTAATGGCATCTTTCCACAACCAGATAAAGATGTTATACCATTAAAAGATGTATTGATTGATTTAGAATATGATGAAGAAGAAATAAAGTATCTAACCGAGAAATGGTCAAATACAGCATACTATAAACAAACTGTAAGTTTAATGCCAATCAATCCAGAAAAGGTTTTGACTGGAGGGGATTATCATCCAAAGGGACATCACTTCAATGTGAAAAGAGTATCACAGTATGCACCTGCACCAACACTCACAGCAATGGGTTCTGGTGAAACAACCGCAGGTGCTTGTCATTGGAGTGAAGCACGAAAATTAACACTTGGGGAATTAAAAAGAATTATGTCTTTACCAGATGATTTTAAACTAACAGGAAAGTGGACACAAAAGGCAGAACGAATTGGTAGAATGGTTCCACCACTAATGATGAAACGAATTGCTGAATCGATTTATGAAAACGTTCTAAACAAATTAAAATAAATATGACTATGCCCATAACAGAAAAAGAATACTTTCAATTGAAAGAATATTGGGACTATCAAAGAAAAGTAGAATACAATAGAGAATTAACATACGAAAAGATGTCATTGGCTTGGACACTAGATGATGTAGATATCATGTTTGATACAGTATGGAGTGCTGTGCCGCCAAAGATGTACTTAGATCCACCTTCTAATTATGTTCCCGAAGATCCTACACTGAGATTGGACGGTGAAGATATAGAAAGGTGGAGAAAAATACCACATAGATTTATACCAAAAGAAGAATATCGAAAAGAATATGAATAAAATTTATGTAAATATTATCACAGATTTTGGTCGAAGTTCTACATATATTGATGAAAAAGAACTTGACAAATTAAAGGAACTATGTTATAATAACGACTATTATTATATTATTGTTCGTTCAAACGGAGGTGAAAACTAATGGACTTTTTAAAACAAATAATAAAAGAAACTGGTAATGAGTTTGCTGCAATTGTAGATGAAGGTGTCGAAGCAGGTGACGTTGCAAGTTTCATTGATACGGGTTCGTATATCTTTAACGGACTGATATCTGGTTCACTGAAAGGTGGATTGCCTGCAAATAAGATTACTGCAATCGCAGGTGAAAGTGCTACTGGTAAAACATTCTTTGTTCTAGGAATGGTAAAGAATTTCTTAGACAATAATTCAGAGGCAAACGTTGTGTACTTTGAATCAGAAAGTGCATTGACAAAAGATTTAATTCAAAGTCGTGGTATTGATACAAAAAGAATTGCAATCATGCCTGTGACGACTGTACAAGAGTTTCGAACACAATCACTCAGAGTATTAGATTCTTATTTAGAGTTAGATGAATCCAAAAGAAAACCATTGTTCATGGTACTAGATTCTTTAGGTATGTTATCGACTACAAAAGAAATCGAAGACACTGCTGATGGTAAAGAAACAAGAGATATGACCAGATCACAAGTAGTCAAAGCTGCATTTAGAGTATTGACATTGAAACTTGGTAAAGCAAAAGTACCTCTTGTCATTACTAACCACACGTATGATGTGATTGGTTCAATGTTCCCACAAAAAGAAATGGGTGGCGGTTCTGGTTTAAAGTATGCCGCTTCTACCATTGTCTATCTCTCAAAGAAAAAAGAAAAAGATGGTACCGACATTGTTGGTAATATCATTCACTGTAAAACACATAAGAGTAGATTATCAAAAGAAAACATGATGGTTGATACACGTTTAAGATATGATACAGGTTTAGATCGACACTATGGTCTTTTAGAACTGGCATTAAAACATAATATCTTTAAATCAGTATCGACACGAATTGAACTACCTGATGGTAGTAAACAATATGCAAAGACTATACAAAATGAACCTGAGAAATATTTCACTGAAGAAATAATGAATCAGTTAGAAGAAGCCGCTAAAAAAGAATTTAGTTATGGCATCAACGAAGTATAGTTACATAGATAATCCACGATACTCACAATCTGGTATTATTATTGAAGATGGTGAGTATAAAGATGTGATTTACCTTTATGGTAAAGTGCAATTTATCGAGGAGAACGAACACCTGAGATTAAAGTTTGATTATCAGGTGTTACGTAATCCAAACAATGTTGATACCGAAAGTGATTCATTTAGAAATACAATTGGTGACATATTGACAGAGAATTTAGAAAAGGAAGTGAATGACCAACGAAAGAATAGAGAGAACCACACTTAAAAATCTTATCTACAACGAAGAATACTCCAGAAAAGTATTACCGTTTATTAAAGAAGAATATTTTACCAATCGTTTAGAGAAAATATTATTCAATGAGATTTTTAAGTTTACGAATCAGTATAACAAACTTCCTACCAAAGAAACTTTAGAAATTGATATTCAGAATCGTAGAGATATTACTGATGAAGAATATAAACAGATTGTTGGTTTAATTAAATCACTTAATCCTGAAGATATCAATTTGGAGTGGTTGGTTGAAACGACTGAGAAGTTTTGCAAAGATCGAGCAATACACAACGCAGTAATGGATGGTATTCAAATACTTGAGCGTAAAGATACAAAAAGAACACCAGAGGCAATACCAGAAATATTATCCGAAGCATTAGGTGTCTCCTTTGATTCTCATGTTGGTCATGACTATTTAGATGATGTTGATAGACGATTTGATTATTATCATCAAAAGTTAGAACGTATTGAATTTGACTTAGATTATTTCAATAAGATTACCAAAGGTGGTTTGCCTAACAAAACATTGAATGTTGCATTGGCAGGTACCGGTGTTGGTAAAACAATGTTTATGACCCATATGGCAGCTCATGCCTTATCGATCAACAAGAACGTTCTCTACATCACTATGGAAATGGCAGAGGAAAGAATTGCAGAACGTATCGATGCAAATTTATTAAACATTACTACTGATGATTTGTATTCACTTAATAAGAAATTATTTACAGACAAAATACAAAAGTTAAAAGAAGGCACCACCGGTCGATTAGTCATCAAAGAATATCCTACTGCCTCTGCTGGTGCAGGTCACTTTAAATCATTAATCAATGAATTGGCATTAAAGAAAACATTTAAACCAGATATTGTCTTTGTTGACTACATTAATATCTGTGCAAGTTCACGTTTCAAACCTGGTGCCAATGTAAACAGTTATACTTATGTCAAGGCCATCGCCGAGGAGTTAAGAGGACTGGCAGTCGAATGTAACCTCCCGATTGTTACTGCAACTCAAACCACTCGAACTGGATATGTTTCTACTGATGTAGGCCTTGAAGACACCTCCGAATCATTTGGTCTGCCTGCTACTGCTGACTTTATGTTCGCTCTCATTTCAAACGATGAGTTAGAACAGGCAGGTCAAATGATGGTCAAACAGTTGAAGAATCGATATAACGATCCTACAATTAACAAGAAGTTTGTCATCGGTGTTGATCGTTCTCGTATGAAATTTTTTGATGTAGAACAATCAGCACAAAATCTAGTTGATCAACAACTGGATGAAGATGGTGAAGATGTATTAGAATCATACATAAAAAAGAACAAAGGAAATAAATATGGCAACTTCTCGTAAACGTAGATCACCCACAAAGAAACTTAAATATACAACAAAACCTGTGAAGTCCAGACGTATGCCAGGATTTGTTGATATCATCTGGCAAGTCAGAGAGAACACACGTAAAGTGGTGAATGTCTTTGAGTTTGAAGATGATGCTCAAAGGTTCGCAGAATTTCACAATAAAGAACAGATTTGGAAAGAAAACAACGGTATACCTAACTTCCTGTGTATCAAAGAATTATAAATATTACAGTTGACATAGTATGGAAATTGTGATATATTTTTGACACATGGGAGAAGTGTATGAAAAGTTTTAAAGGATATCTCAAAGAAGCTGCTGGTGGAGCAGATTATGAACCAGCAATAGTAATGGGTTATTATTCCATTCAAGGTTTAGAAGTTCCTTCAGCAGAACAATTAGGAATAAATCCAAAAGACTATAATATGGTCTTAAAAGACAAGTCTTTGAAAACCGCTGGTGAGAATATTGCAAAAAGTATTCTATCTAAAGTAGGCAAAAAACAACAAGCACAACAATTAGGTAGAGGTACATATCCTCTTACTCCTTTCTGGAAAAGTTTTGGTGCAACTAATACAACACCAAAAACTGATTTGATGATTGGAAATTCTCGTATATCACTTAAAATAGGACCAGCACAACTAATGTCAGGTGGACGTGCAGAATCAGTTGCCACATTTAATGCCGCTTTAAGAAGTCCAACAGTTAAAAATACTATCACAAAAGACCCACTTGTAAAATCAATTTTAAGTGATTTTGATAAATTTGTTGAAAGAGGATTAACAAAAGGTGGAACTGTGGATGATTATATTAAAGGATCAAAGGCAGGTAAAGATAAAATCATTAAAGAAGGAAATATAGCACATAAACAAATGATTGAAAAACTAAATCAATTATTTGATAAAAGTAATGATTTCAAATTATCATTTGCTCGTGAAGCTATGACTGGTACAGAAAAGTTTGGTATAAAGGCACCAGCAACTGCTCATTATTTTTTAGTTGGAGATAAATCTGGATCAAAAGTTTCTTATCATGCAATGACTGAAAATTCTTATGTTCAAAAGGTTGCAGACTTAATGAAAGTTTCTGTTCGTTTTAAATCTTCTCAACAAGAATTAAAAAAACAAAAAACAGGTAAATACAATTATTGGTCAGTTGTTGGACTTGTTGTTAATAAAATGGAAGATACAGCAAAACAAGTTAAAGAGGAAATTATTTTAAATGGTCAGTGGAATTTTTCTCTAACAGAGGAACAAATAAATGAAAATATTTTCAAAATTGCATATCAACGAATTAAAGATTTTATTTTTAATTTAATTAAATCAGTAAAAGACTGGATAGTACAGAAAGTAGAAAACTTAATTGAATTTATTTCAGCAGAACCTGTTATACAAGTAACTGGACTTGATGAAGATGTTGTGTGGCCAAACTAATGGAATACTTAATTGAAGATGCAAATACACACTTAGAACATTTAGAAGATGATATTATTCTAAATGGTGCAGATGGTGGCACAAACGCATTAAACTTTTTAGAATCATTAAGAGATATGTTACAAGGTTCTTCAAACAAAAAATTAAATCTTACTGTCAAATGGGATGGTGCGCCTGCTATTGTTGCAGGTATTGATCCTGAAAATGGTAAGTTCTTTGTAGCAACAAAAAGTTTATTTAATGTAACACCTAAAATTAACTATACACCCGCAGACGTAATGAGAAATCATTCAGGTGATGTTGCAAATATTTTAAGAGAAGCTTTATTATATCTACAACCATTAAACTTCAAAGGTATTTTACAAGGTGATTTAATGTTTACTCAATCAATGAAAAAGATGAAAAGTGTTGAATCTCCTTCTGGTAAAAAAGAACAAGTTATTTCATTTCAACCAAACACGATTGTTTACACAGTACCAGAAAACACTGGTTTAGGTCGAAGAATTGCTCGTGCAAAGTTTGGTATTATTTTTCACACAACATACAAAGGTTCTACAATACAAAAATTAAAAGCATCATTTGGTGCAGATGTATCAAAACTCAGACGATCTCCCAATGTCTGGTTTGATGATGCATCATATAAAGATGTTTCAGGTAATGTAATGATGACACTTGGAGAAGGTGAACAACTTGGTAATATGCTAAACATGGCAAGAGGTTCACTAAAGAAATCAACTGCATTGTTAAACAAAATGAAAACAGACCTATCAGAATACTCAATAGGATTAAATTTAAAAACATATCTAAATACTTTTATTCGTCAAATGTCTGATATACCAGCAACCGGAAAAGCAGTTTCGGGTTTTAGAAACTACTATGAAGGTAAAGTGGGTGCAGATATTGATAAAGTAAAAAAACAAGAAACAAAAGATAAGTACAAGAAAATATTAAATGACGGTCTTAGATTTATTGATCGTGCAGGTGATCAAGTTTATTTTGCCATTGCAACATATAAAACTATACAAAAAGCAAAAAAAGTTATTATTGATAAATTAAATCAGGCAAAATCAATTGGTACTTTTGTTGTGAGAGGTAATGGTTTAGAAGTAACCAATCCAGAAGGTTATGTTGTTGTTGATCAACAAGGTAATGCAAGAAAATTAGTTGATCGATTAGAGTTCAGTGCAGCTAATTTCACTGCAGCTAAGAGATGGGACAAAGGAACAAGTAAAGTAGCATGAAGAAAACATTAAAAGAGTTTCTGGCAAAGGGTAGTAAAAGACCAAAGGCAGTAGCATTTGCATTTGGTAGAATGAACCCACCAACTGCTGGTCATGAAAAATTGATCCAGAAAGTTGAATCGATTGCCAAGAGAATTAAAGGAGATGCAATAGTTTATGTCAGTGCATCACAGGATAAAAATAAGAATCCTTTAGATGTAAGAACAAAGATAAAATATTTGCAACCTTTATATCCAGATGTTCAATTTAAACCTGCAACAGGTAAGACAAGAACATTTATGGAAGTATTAAAGAATGATTTAAACAATAAGTATTCAGATGTTTATATGATAGGTGGAAGTGATAGAATATCTGAATTTAAAAAACTAATCACCACATATAATGGAAAAGATTATGACTTTGATAAGACAGAGGTAATGAGTGCAGGTGAAAGAGATCCTGATGCACAAGGCACTTCTGGAATTTCAGGTACAAAGATGAGATTGTTTGCTGTGAAAGGTGATTATAACAGTTTTAGACAAGGTCTGCCAGTCAAAATGAAAGACGCAGATGGAAAGAAATTATTTAAAGATTTAAGAACCGCTATGGGAATTAAATCAACATATGGATTTGGAGTTCAAATGAAACCTATAATGAGTTTAGAAGATTTTGAAAAACAGGAATTGAGGCAAGAATATATGGAAGAGAATGTATTTAACATTGGTGACTATGTTGAACATATGAATGACTGTACTATCGGTAAGATTATTAAAAGAGGAACAAACTATCTTGTTTATGAAATGGAAGATGGCGGAGTAAAGAAAGCATGGTTACATGAATGTGTGGCAGTTGATTCAACACAAATCGAAATGATGGAATCAACAAATGTTAAAAAAGAAAAAGTAAAAGATGTTGTATTGCAGAAAAATTCTGATACATTAGATGAAGATGATGACGATTTCTTAGAAGATATAAAAGTTTCTACAAAAGATTATGGTAGAAATCAACAAGATAAAGATGTTGATGATATTAAAGGCACACAACCTAAAAAGTATTATAAAGGTATGAGTGATGCTGAAAAAGAAAAAAGAGCAAAACATTTTGCAAAAGACAGAGGTGATAGTAATAAACCAGCACCAGGTGATGCAGATGCAAAAACAACACCAAGTAAATACACAAAAAAGTATAAACAGATGTTTGGTGAAAGTAATGTTAATGAAGCATGTTGGGATGGTTTTAAACAAGTAGGTATGAAAATGAAAAATGGTAAAAAAGTTCCTAACTGTGTGCCTGAAGAAATGTCAGTAGAAGAAGCAATGAAAGTTCCTGGTTATATTTCTGAAAGATATGAAATTGGTACACCAGAATATACTGCACATACAAAAGATATCACACCAGGCGAAAAGAAAGAAAAGAAATTTACAATGGCACCTCATATGACTAAGTTTGATCCTGTAGAATATGGTATCAAATTACAAGACATTAAAGAGTGGGCAGAAAATGATGCAACAATTACAAAGTATCAAAAAAGATATGGTGATAATTATGAGAATGTGTTAAATGAAGTTGTTGCAAAGATGATAGAAAAGATTGAAGTAACGGAAGAAAAGATTGAAGGATTACAAAAGAAAGCAGAGAAGTCTGGTATATCTTACAGTATTTTAAAACAAGTTTATGATCGAGGAATGGCTGCATGGAGAAGTGGACACCGACCAGGTGCAACACAACATCAATGGGCATTTGCTCGTGTAAACTCATTTATCACAGGCGGTGGTGCTCGTAAAGCAGACAATGACTTATGGCAAAAAGCAAAAGGTAAAAAAGAAGAAGTAGAAAAGAGATTAAAATCATTCCATGAAACGATTTAAAGAACATACACTAGTTGAAGAATCATACAAGGCGATTCAATATCACTTAGAAAGACACATTCCATTATCAGAGTGTATCTTTCGTGTAGGTTCTGAAGCATATTATAAATTCTTTAATGAAGCAAGACAACTTGTCAAAGAAAGAAAGATACAAGTTGATGAACATGATTTAAAGATTCTTGCCACTGATATAGGTTCTTTTGCAATGTATGAAGGTCAACATGTGCCTTTAGATTCACCAATGATGGAAGAAGAACAACCAGAATTAAATAAACCTAAAGTTGGTGGTCCAAAGAAATACTATGTATATGTAAAAGATCCTTCAACAGGTAACATAAAGAAAGTCACATGGGGTGACACTACTGGATTAAAAATAAAAATTAATGATCCAGAAGCAAGAAAGAGTTTTGCTGCTCGTCATCAATGTGATCAGCAGAAAGATAGAACAAAGGCTGCTTATTGGGCGTGTAATCTCCCAAGATATGCGAAGTCTTTAGGACTATCAGGAGGAGGAAACTTCTTTTGGTAGAGGTATATACAGATGACAGACAAGTGGGATACTTTAATCGTACTATTAGTTGCGATAGTATTGACACCGATTATGTGTGGCATCGTGATCGTAGAGATCGTAAGGTTGTGCCTATCAAATGTGATGGATGGCATATCCAATTTGATAATGAAATGCCAATTGAAATGGAAGAAGGTAAAGAAATCTTTATAGAGAAGGATGTTTATCATCGAGTGATAAAAGGAAAGGGTGACTTAGAGTTACAAATTTGGGAGAGTTAAATGAGATATAGAAGTAATATGACTGAGGCATACAAAAAAGTTTTGCAAGGTCAAATAAAAGAAGAAGGTGAAGTTTCCATGGCAATAGGTCAATTGAAAACAACAATTGAAAATGCACAAAATCTATTGTCAATGTTACAAGGAAAAGGTGAAGATTATGATATCGAAGCATGGATTCAGGCAAAGATTACTGATGCAGAACATGGTATGTCTGCTATTGCAGATTACATGAAAAACAATCCAGA